GGTAACTTACACGCCGCGTGAAATTTTAGGCTGGCGCACTGAACTTGTTGATGGTGCTCAAAAACTTGTGCAGCTTCGTTTGCTTGAGAAGGTTATTCAACCTGATGGTGAATATGGCGAAAAAGAAGTCGAGCAAGTGCGAGTGCTGACGCCTGGTGGTTTTGAGATTCACCAGCGCGACACTAAAGGCGAGTTGAAGAAAATTGAAGAAGGCACAACAAGCCTTGACTATATTCCGTTTACCGTTGCTTACAGTAATCGCGTCAACGTGATGGAATCACGTCCGCCGATGGAAGATATTGCGGAGCTGAATCTTAAGGCTTATCAGGTTCAATCTGACCTTGATAATCAGCTGCATATTTCAGCTGTCCCAATGCTTGCGTTTTATGGTTTCCCATCTGCTGCTGAAGAGATTAGCGCTGGTCCCGGAGAAGCGATCGCCTTTCCCGCCGACGGACGGGCGGAGTACATCGAGCCAGGCGGAAAAAGCTATGACGCCCAATTTAAGCGATTGGAGCAAATTGCAGGACAAATCAATGATCTTGGATTGTCGGCTGTCTTAGGTCAAAAGCTAAGCGCTGAAACTGCAGAGGCTAAGCGTATTGATCGCAGTCAAGGTGATTCAACCATGATGGTGATCGCTCAAAATATGCAAGACATGATTGATAATTGTTTGCAGTATCACGCAGATTATCTGCAAGAATCTCAGGTTGGTAGCAGCTTTGTTAATCGCGATTTCTTGGGCGCTCGCCTTGAGCCTCAAGAAATTCAATCATTGCTGCAGCTTTACACAGCAGGCACCATCACTCAGGAGACATTGTTAAATCAGCTTGCCGAAGGCGAAGTGCTAGGCGATGATTTTGAAGTTGAAGCCGAACTTGAGGCAACTCAAAACGGCGGCTTAATCGAGATGCAGCAGCCTGAGCCTGAAGCATCTTCGTCTATGCCTGAGGTTTCAGCTGAACCTGAGCAAGAGGATGAAATCCCGGCATGATGAAATGGTTGCGGAGATTGCTCAAGATGGATCACGGGATTGAGCGTCAGCGCATGTTGTACGTTAGCAAGCGTGAGTTGCCTGAAGATACGTTTGCTGTTGTAAGGCTGTCTTGGTTTAGTGAATACGGCATCGAATCAATCGATGAGATCAAGCTGATTTACGAAGATCAGGATGAAGAGGATATGATTCCTGAGTTTTCAATGATTGTTGCCCAGGCACTAAAAGGCGGTGCTGACGTTTCTATTTTGACAGATATTGAGCCGGAGCTTTTAGGCTTCTTTGATGAATGACAACACCGGCAAGCCTATATCGAAACGCGATTGATCTTAATCGCTATAGCAACAGCGTTGCACGGCGGATTATCAATGCTTACAACGATATTATTTTGGATAGCGTTGCTCAGCTTCGTGCAATTGAGGATCTTGACGATTCATTCAAAGCAGCAAGGCTAAGGTCAATTCTTGCGCAGCTAAAAGAGTCGCTGGACACCTGGTCTGGCGATTCAACAGAGATTATGGTGCCTGAGTTGCAAGGTTTAGCTGAACTGCAGTCTGAATTTGTAGAAGAGCAGCTGCGCAAAGTTTTACCGGCTGGGAGTCGCAGCCTTGTCAATACGGTGGAGATTTCACCGCAGTTTGCTCAAGCTGTTGTCACGACAGATCCTACGCAGATCAATGTTGTTGCATTGTCTGATGATCTTGTTGCTGCAGTGCAAGGCGCACCGCAAACATTTAGCTTGACGGCAGCACAAGGCGCAACCGTCACGTTACCAAACGGTAAGGTTGTTGAAAAAGCTTTTCGTGGTTTAGCCGAAAGCCAGGCTGAGCGTTTTGGCCAGATTGTGCGGCAAGGATTGCTGACGGGTGAGCCTACGCCTGAAATTGCACGACGCTTAAAGGGCCGACTTGAATTTGGGCAACCGGCTCGGTCGGTTAAACAGTTGCAGCTTGCTGGTGGTGAGCTGACAAAGATGGCAAATCATCAAATTGTGACCATTGTTCGTACAAGCGTCAATCAGGTAAGCAATGCTGCATCGCAGCAGGTTTACGAAGCCAACCAAGACGTGACGAGAAAATATCGTTACGTTGCGACGCTTGACACACGAACGTCTGCAATTTGCAGGGCGCTTGATGGCCGAGAGTTTGAATACGGCAAAGGCCCAATGCCGCCGCAGCATTTCAACTGCAGGTCTACCACTGTTGCTGTTGTTGATTACGAAGGTTTAGGTTTGACACCTCCAAAGCCTGGCAGACGAGCAAGCATGGATGGCCCTGTGCCTGCAAACGAAAGTTATGGGCAGTGGCTGAGTAAACAGTCAAAAGCAACTCAGGCTGAAGTGCTTGGCGCTGAAAAGGTTGCTTATTTCACTAGGCTGTCAAACAAATATGGCCCGAAAGACGCTATTGCCAAGATGGTTCGCGATGATGGATCAGAGCTAACGCTTGAGCAGCTTCGTAGGCGTTACGGACGGATAAGCTGAAGCAACAGCTAAAAAGCAATGCCTTGTCTTGGCAGTTCTTACATGCCTAAGGGCAAAAAGAAAAAAGGAGGCAAAAAGAAGTGAAGCGTGGTGATCGTGTTAGCTGGACCTATCAAGGCAAACGCACTTACGGCGTAGTAACTAGCGTTGCTGGTGAGCGTGCAATGATCAAAGGCCCAAGCGGTGGCAACATCGTTCGCGTTGGCAGCAAAGACGATCCTGTGATTCGGATTAAGTCTGAATCAACAGGCAATCCTGTACTCAAACGCCAATCGCAATTGCGTAAAGCACCAAAACGTCAATAGTGATATTATTTGAATGCAATTAACTCTACGAGTTATTCATGTCCGAAGAGCAGAATCAGCAGGCTACGTCTGTTGAAGGCGCCAGCCCTGATGAGATCGCAAAGCTGAAAAACAGCATTGAGTCTCTTGAAAGGAAAAATTTTGAGCTGATCGGCAAGCTTCAAAAGAAAGAGTTGATTGGCGAAGTGCCGGATGATTATCAGGCGCTAAAAGAATTTAAGCGTCAGGCTGAGCAATCCAAGCTTGAGTCTGAAGGTAAATACACCGAAGCCAGGCAAGCGCTTGAACAGCAGTTTCGCGAGGTTACGGCGGAAAAGGATAAGCGCATCGCTGAGCTTGAAGCTCGCGTGAAAGAGCTAGAGCTGATTTCACCTGCTGTTTCTGCCTTGGCAGATATTGTGCATGATCCTGATCTTGTGCTCAAGACGAAGCTGAACAAAGATCAGATTCAGCGCGAAGCCGACGGCACTGTTGTAGTTGTTGACGGCTATCAGCGTACGCCTGTCAACGAATGGGCTAAGCAATCGTTGCCTGCTTGGATGCAGAAGCAACCTAAGCCGCAAGGCAGTGGCGCACCTGCTGGTCGTAGTTCAGGTGAAATTCCAGCAGGCGCTAAAAATCCATTTGCCAAAGAATCGTTCAACCTAACTGAACAGTCTCGACTGTTTAGAACTGATCGCGATTTGTATGAAAGGTTGAAAGCTGCAGCCGCACGCTAAACTTTTTGTGAAGGCAAAGCTACGCGGAGCCAGATCGGGTTACGCCCACACCGTAAACGTCATTCTTGAGGATTTTTAGTCATGGCGACTCTTCGCTCTGACATCATCATCCCCGAGGTATTTACGCCTTACGTCATCGAGCAAACCACTCAGCGTGATGCCTTCCTGGCTAGCGGTGTGGTTCAACCGATGGCTGAGCTGAATGCCACCGAGGGCGGTGATTTCATCAACGTTCCTTTCTGGAAAGCAAACCTGTCCGGTGACTTTGAAGTGCTGACTGACAGCTCTTCACTGACTCCTGGCAAAATCACTGCTGACAAGCAAGTCGGCGTGATCCTGCACCGTGGTCGTGCTTTTGAAGCTCGTGATCTGGCTGCTCTGGCTGCAGGTTCTGATCCTATGGCTGCCATTGGCGCCAAGCTTGGTGAGTACATCGCTAACCAGCGTCAAAAGGATCTGATCAGCTGCCTGAAAGGTGTGTTCGGTTCGCTGAACGCTAACACCAGCAGCTCTGCTTTCTTCAATCTTTCGATTGACTCTGAAAGCGGCGACACTCCTACTGCTTTGTCACCTCGTCACGTTGCTGAGGCTCGTGCAATTCTTGGTGATCAAGGCGAAAAGCTGACCGCTGTTGCAATGCACTCCAAGGTGTATTACGACCTGGTTGAGCGTCGCGCTATTGATTATGTGAGCACCGATGATGCTCGCGGCACCAGCACTACTCAGTCTGGTGGTTCAATGGTTGAGGCTTACGGTTCGCCTTCTGTGCCGACCTACATGGGTCTGCGCGTGATCGTGTCCGACGATGTGGAAACCGCCGGCTCCGGTGCTTCTACTGAGTACGGCACTTATTTCTTCACTCAAGGTGCTGTTGCATCTGGTGAGCAGGCAGGAACCGAGATCGAAACCGATCGCGACATCCTGGCCAAGTCTGATGCCATGGCAGTGGATCTTCACTACTGCTATCACCCTGTCGGTGCTAAGTGGGCTGTCACTACTGTCAACCCAACTCGCGCACAGCTCGAAACCGTCGGCAACTGGTCGAAGGTGTATGAGCTGAAGAACATCGGCATTGTGCGTGCCACCAACGTCTCCAACATGGATTGAGGAGGTAACTAACGA